GCGGAATCTACGCACTGGCGGAGCTGAGCGGTAGGTCGCTACAGTTCGTCTTTAACTGGTATAAGGAAAGGTACGACAGACCAGATAACTGGCAAGGCTCTACCTACGAGCCTCACATTTTCGGCGCCGCTCTCAAGCGTTTTGGTTTGAAGAAAAACAGCATCAACTATAACAAGCGCATGACCGTCCGCAAGTTTGTTGAAGAATGCACCGTCAAGGGCAGGACTTATCTTCTGATGACCGGATCCCATTTTCTGGTAGTCAAGGGCGGCAGGGAAGAAGCGATCTGCATCGACCAAGGCGCAAGATGTTCGGTGGACGACTATTATGGTAAGAACAAAAAAGTGCGACGCGCAGTTCAGATAGGAGGCAGACGATGAATCTACCTAACAAGATTACGCAAGGTTGGCTCGACAGCAAAGGCTACGAGCTTGGGACCATGTATCGCAACCACGGCGGATACCGAGTTGTGATTCTACTCAAGCGCGGACGCAAGTGGGCCAGCTTGGTAGAGCAGGGTCCGATCGGCGGACTCAACAAACGGTTCAAGATCAAGATGTCTGAACTCGACAGAAACTTTCAGCCGCTCAAGATTGTACGCGGCAAAACAAGGAGGGCGGCATGAAGGGATATAAATCACTGGAGACTACAAAAGATTTTGTAAAGGGTCAGGCGAAACTTTTGAGAAAGGCGTTAAAGGTATTTAGAAAGACTTGCAGTAAAAAAACTTTCCAAGCTTGCGTTTCTCCAACCTTTCTCAAACTCTCAAACATGGACGACTCAATTTGGGAGTCTTACATTGCTTGCGAGAATCAAATCTCAAGAAGCATGGGAAACCATTTGGGCGCAAACTACATGTACGCAACGATGATGTTACATTCGCTCGACTTGAACGCCGAATCTTTAAGCAATGTTGACGGGCAAGAGATTTGGAAAGGCTCTGCTCCTTTACTTAAAAAAGCTTTGCACACCGCGATTTGGGATCGTGAAAAAATAGAAGAACTTATGTATCCAAGAAACGAAGGAATAAAAGCTCGATTTGGGAATGGTATGGATGAATCTGAAAAAGAAGACTTGCTGAAAGTAATCGAAATTGCAGAGGAGCAATGCTCTCTCTCGAAGATGATAAAAGGAGTAGAACCTGCAAAGAGCGATTTGACAGGTGAGTCTCGCGCTTACATGCCGTTTGAATATGAAAGCGCAGCTAAAAACGCAGAAATTATTGAATGCATTGAAGCCAATTTTGACAGGAGGTCTTTGGATCAATATTTTTACACGACTGACCGAGTCGTGATTTATCCTGAGTCTGCTGACTTGTTAACAAGCATCTTTGAAGCCGACTACCATCTTGACGGTTTTGAGCTGGATACTTCTTTAAAAGATTTTATTCTAATGATGCCAGAAGGTTTTGAGATAAATGGAGTAGACGTTCCATCGATTCAGGTTTCGATAAGCTCTAGATGTCAAAGGAATCTTGCGCTGTATGACTACATCAAAGATGTTTTAGAAAAAAGGTGCAGAGACTTTGGCGCTGCTATGCTTTATCAACAAGTCATCGAAGAGCATAACCACAGTTCTATTAACGCTAAAAATGCCTCGGAAGTTTCAAATAAATATGTTGGTACTTATGGATCAAACGCAGAAGGCTGGACAGAGGAAACGATTGAAAAGTTCAAGCATGAAGTTGAGCAAACGGGTCTGAGTTTTGATGACGCCCTAGACGGGCTAAACCTGCAAGAATACTTTTCAACCCAAATAGTAATAAGGGGCGGAGGCGCTTACGCTACTTTGGGGATGGAATCTTTCTTTAATGCCGTCAATGCCGACAAAGATCCTGAGTCTGAAAAAGAATTTTTGAAAAACAATAAATCAAGCGACGTACATCAAAACCAAGAGTCGGCAGATAGACTTGCTGACATTTGCAAACTGATCTGCTCGGTCTTGGTGTACTGCCAAGCTCTGGGTGACGAGGTGCTGCACAAGGGCGTACCGTTCAAGAAAGACAATGTCATCAAGCTGTCAAAGAACGCTAACAAGAATAAAGGTACAACCTCCATGACGTTGCGAGGTCCGAAAGGATTCTCGTCTAAGAGGGCGCAGAGTCATTATCGCAAGTGGCACTTCAGAACGCTCAAGGACGAGCGCTTCTATCAGAGCGATGAGTGGAAGGACAAGCCCAGAGGCAGTCGCGTGGTATTCGTTAGGGACTCTGTGGTCAATCGAGATGTCAGCCCGCACGTTTTGACTGACGGCACGAACGTGGAAGACAAGGTGTTAACAAGCGAGTCAATACAAAGTGCTGCGAATTAACCTGACGTCTGACGAACTCAATGCGCTGTATCAGGCCATCAAGTGCGTGGTTCTGAAAGAGGATCTGGAGAAAGGGCAGGAAGAGCATTTGCTTTCTGCCCTGAAAAAAATCCAGATTAAGTGGAAATATGCCAATAAAAATAATTAAATTAATTTGTGCAAAAAGCTATACAACGACACGGAAATAGTTGTATAATGATTCCATCTTAACAACAACACCAAGGAGGTGTTTATGTCCTACCGCCAATTCGTTTCCAGCAGCCGTGCGCTGCTTACCGCCCTCAGACCCAAGGTCGAAGAGGCCGGTTACCGCATCAAAAAGGATGCGTGGGTTTGGGAAGACCATTGTTCCAAGGGGAACTGGGAGTTCCACGGACCAAACGGTTTCTACCTTTACTTCTCTGCGGAGAGCGCCTATGACGCTCGCGCCCAAGGGTGGACTGTCTTCCTCCAACTGACCGACGAGGAGGTTGACGCGCTCGCGGCGTAACCCTTCTATCCAGATCAAGGGCCACGAAAGTGGCCTTTTTTTTGCCTAAAAATAATTAAAATATTTTGTACAAAAAGCTATACAACGACACGGAGATAGTTGTATAATTCTTTCGTCTTAAACAAAACAGGAATGAAAGTATGAGAGAAAAGATGAAGAAAGATGAGTTGGATCTTGAAGTCTACACAAGGATCAAGAGGGCTGAGCAAAGATTCAACGGTCAGTTTTTTACCAAAGCTGCAAAGAAAGACGCCATGGGCGATCTTAACTTTGCTTACTATTTGCTCAGAAGAGAAGCGTTCGCTAATTTTGCAGATGATGTTGACCGGGAAGAATTCTTTGCTACTCCGACGAATAACATGCCTTATGACTTACATCAGGTGCGCGAAGCAAAGCACAAAGACTTTTTTGAACAGTACGGTGATTGGGATGCAGTTGTTGAGCTTGTCGGGCTTCGAGCGTTTTACAATAGTCAGGAAGTTGTGGCTAAGCCAAAAGCTGTCAAGAGCGAAGGTCGCAGGACAGAGCGATCTGCTAAACACTGGGGCCACTGCCAGCTTTGCGGACGCAAGCACAAGCTGGACGTCAGTGACAACACAATAGCTGATCACGGTTACACGGTAGACGGATGGAGATCTGCCGGATGCGATGGTTCATTTTGCTTACCGATTGAGTTGTCATGCGAAGAAGTTAAAAAAGAAATTAGCAGGATTAAAAAAGATCTCGCTGAATATCAGGAAATGGAGCGTAAAGGCGAAAAGGTTGTTGAAGGCAAAATTTCTTTTGGATCTAGATCTGGTGAAATTATTTACGGCGAGCCTTCAAATCACATTCGTAGGTGCGAGCACAAAATAGAGTTGTTTGAGAAAAAGGTTGCAAACTGGAAGCCTGTTGCGATCGAAGACCTTGAAGAAGTTTTGTATGACGACGATGTTGCAGACACAACTCTTCGATTGAAAGAAACATTCTCTTCAAGCAAAGAAGCTAGGAAACGCGCCGAAGAGTTAAAGCTTGAAGGCTGGAGAACTAGAGTTTGGTTCGATCGGGTTTTCAGGGAAATGAAACTAACAGCAACGAGGTCCGCGTAAGCGGGCCTTTGGAGGGAAAGCATGAATAACAAAGAACACAACACAGGATACGGTTGGGTCATCAGGCCACCAGCAAGTCTTCTTGAGAGGTCCGAGAAAATTGACGAAAGTCCAGACGCTGATTACATAGAGATCTATTATCTTGACGGCCACGATTGGGTTGTAAACTTTTACAACAAGGGTGGCACAGCTCTTTACATTCTGGGCAACGAAGACGAGTACCCATACCCTGAGTACTTCTACCGCAAGCGTGAAGCGATTCAGTCAGCCAGCAAGTATCTGATGGAGGCTAGTCGTTATCCTCATCTGCAAGAAATCAAGGTGTTCGGCAAGGATGGAAACTTGCAGCGCACTATCCAACAGGTCGACGCATGGCGAAGCGCCGGTCCTGCAACTAAAGCCAGCTAAGGAGAAGCAATGGAAAAAAAGAAAACATTAAGCGATGAAATCTCTGAGGAACTCAAGAAGTTCCAAGAGAAAGGCGGGGTGATCCAAGAGATCCCCATTGGCGCCAGCGCGTTGAGGGACAAAGGTGTGTCTAACCGAGTTAACCGTTTTAAGATAGGAGAGAATTTTGCCCGTTTCAAATAAGAAAAAATATTACAATCGTGTGCGACGCACTTGCCTGTTGTGGAATATCGAAATTGTGTTTATCGGAGAACATAAAAACTATCGTCGAGTTGAGCTTAGAGTTGTGAAAGGCAATCCGCCACACACCAACTCACAGTTGTTGATTAGCCAGACTGCGGATGACGCTAGTCCGCTCAACATCGATTGGAAGAAATTCCACAACGAATTGACTGATTACGGTTTTGTTGGGGGCGTGAAGTGAAGAAAGAATTTGCAAACATTGCGATCGCAAAGGATGTGGCCAATCGGATGGACCGCGCAAGAGACTCGATGTCCAAA